CCGCCGTATCCGGAATCATCACAACCTGGCCATTCAGCAAGAACTGTGGCACCACTGGAGTAGTAACTACACGTCCATACTTATCATACGTCACGTCAACCTTCATCATGTTGGCGACTTCTGTACCCTTAGTATAAGACGCGGAGCTTGTTGCTCCTTTGGCATCAAAGTTCCTACGCTGCCACTGGTGACGCTGTTCAAGAAACTTGAAAACAGGGTCGTCAGTAGACGCTTTGGCAACTTTTGATAGGTAGACGAAGAACGGCGTTTGCTCCGGAGCTAGTTCAGCAACCCTCTCACCGAAATTAAACATCCGGCGTGAATGATCAACTGAGCTCGACTGCATACCGCCACCAGCTGTTACGCTATATTGGTCTGCCATTTTGAGCTACCTCCGTTTTAGTCTATGTTATGTAAATGGATTCGAACTTCTATAGTCCGTCACCATTTCATCTATTATCCTATCTTCTTCCGCCTTCGGGGACGTATCCACATTTGCAGACGGAAGAACTCCCATCGGACTTGGTATTGAGGATGCTCTTTTAACCTGCTCAAAGTCCCGGCTAGCGGGAGCTGAAGTTTGAGGTTGAGGTTGCATATTCCCAGTACCTTCATCCATTGCAAAGAGCTTCCATAAGTTATCTACCGTGAGTGAGGATGGGTCTGACATTACTTCGATGAACTTACTGATCCGCGTGTCGTCCGCTTGATAAGTGGTACGGAGATGTTCCGCAACATTATTAATGGCTTCTTGCGCTTCACTATCAGCCTTCTGGCGTTGTATCTCATTCTGACGTTCTTGCCTGAACTCATCGCGTTCAGATTCAATACTAGCCTGGAGATATTCTGTCCGTAAGCTATTATATTCATCCATATTGTCTCTCCATCTTTCTGTATCTTCGAGGTGTCGTGCACTAGCCGAGCTCGGGTCAGTGTATGCTTCCTCACGATTGTATCCAGATGGTCTTTGCGGTCTCTCAGGTGGCGGTGGAAACTCTTCCCTTACCTCCTCAACAGGTTCTTCAGATGGTGCTGCTTGAGGCTGAACCTTCTCAAAGAGCGTTGTCATCTGCTGTTGCAGGACATTGTTTTGCTCTTTAAGCCGGTTATTCTCATTCAGCATCTTATCTGCACGAGACTGTTGGTATTGATATCGGGTTTGATCGTTATCCACTACCTCTTGAGAGGTGGTTTCCTCCACGGGTGCGCGAACTTCTTCTTCATTCGCGGCCACTTCAGTTGAACCAAAGGCTGCTGACTCTTCAGGTGCAGCAGTTCCATGAAGAATTATATCATTAACGATAGAACCAGGTTCTTGCGGCACTTCACTACCATCAAGACGCTGGGTATCTATTTCTGCCATGATTAACTCCTTCTACTTTGAAGAACCTCTACGGGTCTTAGAGGGTGTCTCCGGTTTAGAGGCCTGTCTGACCTCACCTTGTATTTGACCCATGGCATCGTCCAAACGTTTCTCAAAGACGGTACCGGCAGCTTGTGCCTTGTTTGTCGTCTTATCAAGCGATGCATCGAACTTTGCCAGCTTTGCTTGCTGCTTGGCATGATACGCTTCGCGCTCACGCGTTTGCAGGTCGCCTTGTAAGTCTTTTATTGTCTCCTGTGCTGCTTGCATCTGCTGTTGCAGCTTAGCAATTATATCTGTACGCTTTAGAACTCCTTCAAGATCGAATACCTCTGTTTTCTTCAGAACTTCCTGCCTATCTATAATACCCTTCTCATAGGCATCCATGTACATTTCAAGCTGAGCATAGCGGTTTGTTGGGAGAGTAGAGCCGGTAACGACAACAACATCAAACTTACCAACGCTAATATCATTAATTACTTCTATCTCCATTCCCTTATCATCAAACAACCGCTTATTCGCACTATACTCAGTCAGACTATTATTAGGCTGGACTATCCTCACGACCTTCTCCGTCCTATACAGCTGTTGCATCATTGGTATAACAATTTCTGCTGCCCGAGTAAGCCCAGCCTCAATGTCAGCTTGTTTTGATTTTATCTTTCTCTGTCCGAACTCATCGAGAGAGACAGTAGCTTTGTATGTATGTGGAGCCACTGATGAATTACCCATCATCAATTCATATAAACCAAGCTGATGATCAATGTCATTCTTTGCATTATTCTCATTTTGATACAACTCATTCGGAAGTGGGATAGGTTGCACTGGAACAGGCGGTCCCTGATCAAAATCAACCTCTATAGCCACTCCAGGCTGAGCCCACTTCTGCTCAAACTCTCTCATATCAACGCTTCCCGAAGGAATTAAAATCTTTGTATTCGTACTTGTAGTAGCGTGAGCAATAATTAAAGAACGCGTCTTATTAATATACTCCTGCAAGTTCTTCACCATTCTTACATCGCTCATAGGAAATGGGGTACGAGTATGCATATTCATGAAAAGAACCACAGGATAGTGTTCTGTAGGAAGAACACGAGAAAACAACTTCTTATCTCCCATTACCACACACTGTAGAACCCTTGTTGTTGGAGTAACTATGACTTCTATTGCACCCTGATCAATTAATTCTTTGTAAGAAACTTCTCTTGCCTGTGGAGGTTCAGGTTTCTCTTGCCCTTTAGCTGATGCTTCCTGGACTACCTGTGCATACATCTCCTGCATACGTACCATAGCCTTTTCTGCCTGTTCAGGATTTGTAAATACCTGTCCCTGGACTAACCATGCAGTCTGCTCTACATACTCTGTATAACTCTCTTCACTTAAAAGGTCTTCTTTGCCACTAAAACTTTCTCTTACGAGGTAATAATCAAACATCTCCTTGTAATATCTCTCATATCCACGAATATACTCATCAGACTCTCCAAACGTGGAGAGTGTCTGTGTTGTTACATCTTCAGGGAAAGTAACCTCTCCAGAGTCTTCTCTAACAGTAGCGGGACGGTCTGTAGTAAAGTTGTCTGAGGCAGCGTTTTTTATTGCCTTTTCATACATAGGATACAGACGGATTGCCTGATCTTTTGTATATAAACGGGAAATAATGATGCTTTCCGCATCGTTACATAGCCTATCCCTCGAATTTGGATCAATATAAATATCAAGCGGATCAACATCCTTTACCTTCACATCTCCACGGTTCATATCAGACATCGGGTCTTGATATATAAGTAAAGCACCCATGCCAGTTACATAATAATCATCTATAACAGACCTCATAGCAGCTGTACCATCAGATATCTGCCATATATACTCCAAAAGGCCGTTCATTACCTGAGCAACCTTATTATCACTATCTTCACGTGGAGAGACCCTGAAAGAGGGCCTGTTAGAGGTAAGCATAGCTTTCGCAGCTTCAACAGCAGGATGGATTCTATTAACAACAATCGGAGCCTGGCCACGCTCTTCGAGAGTGCGCTTCTGCTCCGCTGTCCACTGTTTTCCGAGACGAAACTCCCGATCTTCTTGAGCATGTGCAGCCCAGGTATCCCTTTTCATGGAATACGTTTTCCAGAGGTCAATAGTCTCTTCTACGAAAGATTTGTCCGATTTGGACTTCTTATAAGCCAAGCTACCTCCATAGACTTAGGGCGAATTTACATTAGGCAGTCATCCAATCCAACACTTTTGTCATAAGATCATCATCTTTTTTCCCAGGGGTGAATTTCTCCACCCTACATGGAGTAGCTTTCTCTAAGGCTGTCCATATTGCATCTAGGATGTCATCGTTCTTCCCAGCTGGATAAGAAAGGAACTCCTGCTGAGCTGTTATGTCTTCTGGCCTGAAATGGAACATCCCCTTCGCGAGCATGGGAACCAGGCTAATTAACCTCTCAGACTTGCGAGTACGTGGTTTTACCCCCTTTTCAAGTCCGGGAATGTATAAATCCTCTTCCATCATCAGAACCCTTGTTGATTGGCGAAGTGCGTCCTGATATGCAGTAGATTCCACTCTCATACGCTTTGGACGGAACTTCTTATAAATTTCGATAATTTTTGCAGGCTGAAAAGCAGGATTGAGGCGAGAACGGAATATATCAAGAATATACTTATGATTATCATGATCAACAGCAATAGTGGCAATAACAAAAAAGTCAGCACGGGCAGAAAGAGAACTAGCGGGATCAATACCGCAATACACCTCAACTGGTTTGATATCCTTTTTATCACCTATACTCCTCGTCAGACAAGGCTGACCATCTATTCTTTCATAGTCGTAATGATGTAATTTAACATATTCTGGCTTAAATGGGGCTGTATCAGGAGATTGGGCAATATTCATGTATTCCTGATAAAATCCGTTTAAATTGCCAACGCTCTGAAATTCGTCCTTTATACCAAGAATACGCTTCTTATTGAAGCGTTCTGGCCAAATACTCTTCTCATCATCGTCCCAGATAGAATACCACATGGTTTTCCAGGCTGAACTGTCTTTTGCCCAATATAAGAAGCAATCCTCTGAAATAACTGTCCCCACCATAACAATACGCCCATCATCAGATAACGAAGGTATCACAGCCTCAGTCATCCACTTCCTATTCTTAGTACGGGCTTCTGCGGTTAAAGCATTCAGCTCTGACTCAAAATCATCTACAATGATAAGATTTGGCCGTGTATCCCCCTCAATAAAGCCCCTGACCCTCTGGCCAGTACCAACTGCGACTATCCTTGTTCCATTTGCAAGGATAATATCACTTCCAGTCCATCTTGCAGCTGTCGTTGCCCCAAAATCACCAATAAGCTTCTTAAACCTATCAGAATGATCTAAATGGTACTTTATACGACTTAAGAAGTTAATTGACTGCGCCTGGGACTCTGAGATGATAACCATGAACAAATCTTCATCATCTTTCTTGAAAGCCGCTCTATACAGAGGAAGAATGAGGCTACATACCGTACTTTTAGCAGTTCCTCGTGGTGCAGCTATAAGAATACGCTTATTCTTGTGATTTAGAAGATTTTGGTATATTTCACTGTGAAATGGAGGAATATCCTTCCTCAGGGCGGTGGGAAAGCAATATCGGCCAAATAATCCAATATTGCCCTTAAATTTCTTTAATGCTTCTCGTCGGGCATATAATGCCTCATAATCCTCACTTTTCTTCTGGGAGTTCTGCAACTTCAACCTTCTTAGCTATTAATTTCCTCTCTTCTTCTTCTATTTCATCTAACATTCTACTAGTTGAGGTGGCTTCAAGCTGAGTTGTCGTCTTAACAACTTGTTTAGTCCGCATACCATGTAAATCCTGTGCATTTTCTATAAGTCTTACCCAATTCGTCATATTCCCAGACTTATTAGCATGTTTCTTGGCTACTTCAAAGGCTTCAACCATCTCATCCATGACAAAAGCCTCTGTTATGCCATGGTCTTGGAGCAATCTCTGTAATTCTTCACGAACCATTTTCTTGAATACCTCCGATTTCATCCATCTCTTGTATTTTCGGTGCTCTCCTGGCGTTGTTGACCCAATAGCCATGTCGATTGCAATATTCCAGTCGAAAGTCTGGGCGTATGCTGTGGCGAGGTTCTTCATTTTGTCCTGACCGGCCCTTACCTCCAATTGACTCTTTCCAGTAAGAGTATGGGGCGTTCTTCTCCCTTCCGCATTGAATTTCTTCCCAGGGTATTTTGTATTCCAAATGTGATATCCCCATGGTAATCTTAAATATACGCTCTCTGAGCCATTTTGGTTCGGGTATATCTTCTTTTTAAGGACTTTAGCACAGAATCCGTCATCAGAGAGAACAAAATCACCTTCTTCTCCCTCTTTCCACGGTTTATAGCTAATATCTTCCTTATCCGCCTCATCCTTGGTATATATATTATATGTCTTCTGCCCCGAATCTCTGTGATTGATAGTAATTGTATGCAATATACAGAATACTTGTTATAACAAGTCCATTAATGGTATCTGGTACCGTAAAGAAGCTGGGTAAGCTAAATTCCGGAACACTAGGCATTCCCCACGTTTTCCCAGAAAGCGTTAAATAGATACCTCCAGCTCCATATAAGAACAAAAACCAGTCTTTCATTGAATCCTCTCCTATTCATATCCCTAGAAAGGGGTTTTCACCGTGATTTCCCTGGCCATATGACCTGGTTCTTGTGTGTCCGTTTCTTGGTATCAAAGTGGATGTGTCTGTCACAAACCTCAATCCCCTCAAAGCCCGCAGTGATACCAGCAGAAACAACTTTGAACCTATCAGTACCAGTCCTACACCTAATATCAGCAGCTTTCCCCATAGAATGAGCGCCTCCTGTAGGTGCTCCCCCAGTGATCTTTGCATTGTATTTTTCACATCTATACCCCGACGTTATTTTAAAAGGTATACCAGCTAGAACCCTGGCTACCTCCAATTTATCCATAAAGTCTACATCCATGTTCGTATCTCTACAACAAGGACAAGCCAACTCTTTATCCGTGAAATGCCTCCAATTACTCATCTCGGCCTCCATCATGTAGTAATGCCCTATCTGGCATTACTCATATCTTCCAGCCATAAGCCAGAAACCTGTTGATATTCTAGAACCAGACGTATTATTCATATATTGCCAACAATCGAGCCTATAGTCACTGCGG